GCATTGCCGTAGGTGATCCGTGCGTCACTGAATCCCAACCACCATACCAATCATCTGCCACGACGTCAGCCGTGCCATTGTTTGCCAAGATATTTCCCGTTCCATATTTACTATTTGAATAGTAATACTTTGGATTTAAAATAATTGGCGTTGAGTTTAAAGCACTGTTGGTTCCTGGGTTAAATACTTCTGTAATGTTAAAAGTAAAGTCCGGGTTATTGTATGGGCTAGCGTCTGCAAATGCGATTTGTATAGCCCCCCAATAATCTTTACTGAAAACGTCTGGCGGATTTTTTGGAATACCGAAAATATTAAACCTATTTTTCCAAGCTTTCACTCCATAAACTAAAACATTTAAAGTGTCAAATCCCGCGGGTGCTGTGCTCACTTGTTTGTCAAAAACAAAACTTGTCCAGGTCGTGCTTTGATCTGTCTTTATATCCTCGTTAAATATTGGTATAACTGCGCCCGTAAAGCTATACCAAAAATAATTACGCCGGTCTAATGCCATTTTATTACCTGCCGAATCGGTTAGCCAAATTTGTATAGATACCCTAGTTAAATCTTCTGCGCCTGAAGGCGAGCCGCTAAATATATGACGTTGAAACTTTAATGCAAACCTTACACGCATTGGCGCTTCGTCTGGGGTTGCTCCTGTAGGTATACCAGTAAACACCCCGCTTAAGGTCGTTGTTGTTTTGTTGTTATAGCTTCTATAAACTCCTGTATTTAAAGTTCGCTCGGTATCGATTTGCACATACTTAGCCGCAGGTTGGTAGCTCATTGATGGCTTAGCTTCCCATTGCGGACGTAAAGAAGTTGCACCCAATGTAACGGCGTGCGTATAGGTGCCCGTTCCAATGTACTGCAAGGTATAACTGTACTGCCTATAACTTACCGTTGAGTCCAAATACTCAGCTGCAGAAACCAACCAATAAACGCCGAGCTCATGAATAAATTGACATTGCAAAATGTCGCAAATCTGCTTGATTGCTTCTTTGCAACTAACCATATTTTCGCTAGCATATTGGAAAGCGTTAACATCGCTCGCGGTCAAATCCTTAAAGGCGTCATAACCCGTTACAAAAGTGTTGATATCAACCTTAAGCAAATCAATTCCCTTGCGGGTTGCATCGCTAGAGTAAGGGCTAACTGCGTCACGTAGGTAATCCGTCTGCGTTCCGTTTACTACCCAGTAATCTTTTAAGCCTAGCAGGTCTAAGCTCTTTCTGAATAGCTGCGATATTTGTATCTTGCCATCGGTGAACCAATCAGCGCTTACTTTAAATCCATCCAACAACTCCACCCCATCAACAGCGCCCAAAGAAATAACAGGCTTGGCTTCGATTGCCTCGCGTTGAAATGTCATCTGATCTGCAACGACTCTGCCGACATGCTGAAGTACTGAATCTTGATAAATTAATACGGCCCAGTATTGCTCATTATTTGTAGCAAGGTTTTTAAAGTCCGCCAATACTGTATTATTAGGGATCACCCAGTGCGAAGTTGAACGCGAAGAGCGGGTTGGATTTTCAAAAAATTTACTGCCTGAGCCGTCCCTGTTTATTTCGTATCCGTTATTGGCTAGTAATAACTCCGTTCCACCTGCACCCGAACCGCTCGGCGCGTCCCATATTTCGACCTTGTGAAGGGCGCCCGTAATTGAATAAAAACTACCGTAGTATTTGCGTGCCATCTTATCCTCTGCTAGAGTCTCTATTATATCGTTCCAAAACTATTGCCAAATCACGCCCCTGTATACTTGTAGAAGCTACAAATCCACTGCTGTCGTTTGTCTTTAACATTCCTTTTAACTTATCCAATGGCGCTATTACTTCAGGGTTAGAACTCGCCCCAGGATATTCACCCATAAGGCCAAGCGTTGGACCGCTAACTATACCACCGTCGGCAAAGGCTGTAACATTAGGACCCGCTTTTAAAGTGTTTCTTACAACTGCTGCCCCTGCCATCAATGCAATACCTGCCGCAATCGCAGCTGCAGGGTTAGCAACAATTAATTTTTTAAAGGCATCCGTTGCAATCGCAGTAGCTACAATAGCTTTACCTAAAGTTTGCATAAAGCCCGCAATCGCGCCGAGCATATTCTTACCAAAGTTTTTGCCCGCGTCCTTGTCTCCTGTTGCAACGTCTGCCAGAAGTTGCGCCATATTTTCAGCCGTTTGCATTTGTAACTCGGCAAAGGCTGCATTAACAGCGGTTAAAGCTTCCTCTGTTTTGGCTGCCCATTCTGCCGTCTTAATTGCCGATGCATTTAAAGCGCTTGCGTGCTGTTGAAAACTTGCACTGTTGCGGTCTGCCATCGTTTTAAACGCGTCGCTTACCTCTACAGTAGTAGCCACAACTTCTGGGCCTTCTTCAATTATATCCGTGAATAATGGCTCGCTTTTTATGTCATCCAATACAGGCGGGATCTTGTCAAGCTCCGCCAATACATCGGCCATTGATTGCTTTACTATTGGGTCAACTGGAGCCAATAAACTGCCGCCTGTATTCTTTGCGGTGAGCTCGTCGGTTGCTGTAGTTAATCCTTTGACTGCGTCCTTTTGATTATTTATCGCGGTAGTCGTTCCTGTTGTGGCGACTAGGTTTAAATTTTCAGCCGTAGCCAATCTAATAACTGCCTCAACTTGCCCTCTTAGTGCAGCCTCGTTTATATTTAAAACTTTGTTTAAGCCCTCTTGCGCTTGCTGATAGCCTTGAATTTGCGACGGGCTAGCTCCAATGCTTTGCAATCTACTAACCTCCTCAAGCGTGCTAACTCTGCGCCTGTCCTTTTCCGCTTCAATGTCTAATAGCTTGCCCTGTAATTCCTGCAACTTTGCGGAGGCCGCCCTTGCTCTGGCGTTCTTTAAAATTTCCGCCGTTAAATTAGTTGTGGCGGTGCTTAGGCTTTTAGTGCTTACCTTTTCTAAATCTTGATTTTTTAAATAGGTTGGATATATTTTTTGAATTTCCGCTAAAGCCTCTTTGCGTGATTTCATAGAGGCCGCTTGACTGTTTACAATAGCCAGTAATGCGCTTACACTTTTTGCCTCATCTTGAAAATTCTTAATTGTATCGTCCTGTATATCGTTTAAATTCTTTTGCGCTGCTGACAATTTTTTAGTTTTGTCCTCATATCCCGCAATCGAAATTACGATAGCACTGATTGCAGCAATAGCCAAAGCCCAAGGAGCGGCGGCCATTACTATATTTAAAGCCCTCTGTGCGCCTATCGCGCCAGCTGCTGCCGTAGTGTAAGCAGTTTGTGCTGTAGTTAATACAGTAGTGCGCAACGCAAGGAAGCCCTGCACCGCTGCGCTTTCCTGTTGCAAGGTATTTTGTACGGCTTGCAATCCACTTACTAAGGCCATTGCTCCCTGCAGCTTAACCATTGTAGCCTGCAGGTTTTTATTTTCAACTCCTGCCAAAGCAGCCGCACCTTGGATGGCAGCGAAGCCACCTGCTAATCCCTGCACTCCACCTAGCACAGCATCTAGTCTACGCGTATCGCTTGCGAAGTATCCAACTTCCGCTCTCGTGTCACCGATGGCGTCCTTCATTCGGCCCGCCTGTTTAATTATTTCATTGGCAACTTGGGCAAACTCTGGACCTAATGCCCGGGCTTCCATTGCTAATTGAGTCAACTGCCGCACGCTTCCCATCGTTGGGTTGCGCGTAGCAATAGCCGCCAAACGTTCCTCCATCGACTTCGCCGACTTGGCAACCTCGGCGCTCATTTGGTTGCTGCTCTTTTGAACTATAGCAATGGCTTTGTTAAACCCTTCGCGCAGTTTTTCAATGTCGGCGCCTATAACAATATTTAAACTTTTAGCCATTAGATTATAATTTTATCACCAGTTTCCAAAAGCACAAAGTCACCACTTTCCAAAAGAATAAAAGACTCTGCAGCAGGCGCAGGCGAAGTATAAATATAGTTTAGTAAATAGTCCTGAGAAATTTGGTAAAGTCCCGCAAACGCCGCCGTATCGTCTGCTGTGTGATTCTCGCCGTCGTATTCAATTACTTGCACGTAAGCCGTGTTATAAGTGTCAGGCGTTACCGCGTCATCAAAAGCCGCCCTAACTTGCCCGCTCAACTCGATGGCATCCGCAAAGCTTGTAGCATAAACATTAACTTGCACCCGTGCAAACTCTGTGCGACTGTGGCCGCTGTTGGTTGGGTTGGCTGCGATGGAAACAAGGTTATAACTGATCGCGGGAAATGCTGACTCTTGCGGGATTCTAACGGGGTTTATCCGCGTGCCTACCAACGAAGTAACCCCCGCCGCATTGCTTAAAATTGAATAGACTATTTTTATAGGGGCGCTCATGCTTTCGCGTCTGGGGTTAACTTATCAAAGACATGCGAATATAACTTTAAAGCGTCGTGAATAGATAAGTAATCGGACTGCTCCCAAGGAAATGTTAACAGCCGTTTGGGCTCAATAGGTTTCTTTAAGTGCGGTGCCATGCCCGTAGCAACAGCCCAGCGGGTTATTTCCCACTGGTTGCGATACTGCTGTTGCTGAGCTTCGCGCATCCCTTCCAATTTTAAACGCCAAAAGCGAGGCGTAGAAAGTAAAAACTCGCTTTCGCTTAGCATCATTTCGCCGTAAGCAATGCGCTCAATCTTGCGCCAAGTTAGCGGGGCGCCGTCGCCCTTGGCAGTTACTCCCCCGTTGACTCTTCAACAGGTGCAAAAAAATCTGTAATTGCAGCCGTGAATCCTTCTAACGCTGGGCTAATTTCTTGAAACTTTTTAATCGCCGCGCCTAACTTTTGCACGGTTGGATAAGGCGTCTTTTTATCCTGGGCCTCGTAGCCTTCCAAGATTCCGTAAAACGCGCAGCTTAAAGCAAAGTCCATACTTTTAGCCAAGTCCTTTTGCAAGTTTAAATCTGCAAAGGTTTCCATCCCTGCAACTTCCATAATGTTGCGCAGGCTGTTCATGTTAAATAAAAGGGGGTGATCAACACCCCCTAGTTTAATTGTAGTGCTCATGGCACAAATATAATACTATTAAGCAACAGTACCCAAAGTCAAAGCTCCAGATCCCTGCAAGGTGCCTGTCCAAGTTGCTTTGTCGTTGTTTGGTGCGCTCAAGCTCAAGCTGCTAAAGAAAGCGGAGCCAGTATATTTTTCGTCACCCGTTACGTTTGAGGTCATCACGATAGTCAATAAAGTACCCGCAAGCAAATCTGTTACCAAGTCCTTGTACGAAACTTGTGAAGCTCCTACGCTTGAGTCATCTTCAAAGATTGCTTCAACGTTCAAAGTGTAGCCATACTCACCCGCGATAAATTCCTTCGCGCCTGCGCTGTCTTTACTTGTAACGTCGATCATATCCTTAGAAATGTCGAGCGAGTTAGATGTCGCGTTAGCGATTTTTTTAAGTGTGCCGCTCACATCTTTATAGATGCTTATGAGCGTGCCGTTTACTGGTCCAGTAGTTGCCATGATTATTTGTATATTAAGTTATTTTTCTTTGCTAATTTGGCTAGGATTTTATCCACGCCGTTTATAATTCCGTCCGTTACTCGGCCCGCGTTTTGATCTAATGCCGGGCGCATAAATGGGCGGGGTTCTAATATTCCTGTGTCTCTGCCCGTTGTTGATTGGATACGATTTGTTGGTACGCCAAATTCAAACATTGGGCCAAGGTAATTATTTTCGTATTCCTTACGCAATCCTATTAATACTTTGGTCTTATTGTCCTTGTCCTTGCCAGTAATAAAGCCGATTGATGCCGCCAAGTCTCCGCCTTCCTTTGGCGCTAAGTTCTTTGCACTACTAATTATTGGTAATGCCTGAGCTTTGAGCATGCGCTGAAATTCGGGGTTATCGATTTCGACCCCCATTGCTTTTAAGGCGTCTATCACCTCGGCAATATTTTCAACGTTTTTGCTCACTCTGTTAGTTCCGTTTGTAGCTTCAAATATAAATTCCTTGCTAGGTTTGCAATGTTAACAATGTTATGATTAAGGCCCGCGTCAACTATTCTATGCTTTACGCTTACGGCTGAATTATAGCGGATTGTGTAGTAAACAATTTGCTTATGCTCTCTGCGGTCGGCGTTTACTTGCTCGCTGCCGCTTTCCTGTTCTACGCGCTGAGCCCAAGCCGTTGCGTATTCGGTCCACGTTTGCAATTTCTCGCCTGTGTTGGCGTCGATGGTTTCAGCATAACTCTGCAGGCTTACCAATACGTCCATAGATCCCGCTTGCATTATAGTATTATTTGGATTTTGTAGGGATCTAAAAGATACTCGAAGCCTAAAGATATCTTGGCTTGTATGGTTCCAACTACAATAGCATTCCTGTTATCGTAATACTGACCTACCAAAAGCAAAGCGGCGTGCTTAATAGCCATTGGAAAAATAGTATCGGGGTCAACGCTTGCGGTTCCCACTGGATTAAATCCCTCAGATACTTCAATAATGTACTTAATTGTATCGTCAGTAATTGAGTCGGGCGCGGTATTGATGAAGATATTTCGTGAGTAGTTGCCCATTGGGTCAGGCGCTACTATCCAATCACTGCCTGCAAATGCCGTTACCGCTTGGCTACTGTTTACATAGCTCACAGAGTTCACAGCCAACACGCGGCTATTTACGCGTAGATAATTGCCTGAAGGTATATTGAGCCCGTTAACGGGATTGATAAGCGCAGGCGAGCCCGTAAAGCTATCAAAGCCATATTTAGCCGTTCCCTTCTTTATAGAGTATCCCAAATAATTGCTGCAGGCGTCAACGGCCATACTAATTAAACCGCTAATATAACTGTCGTCATCGGAAGCCGTAACGCGCAAATGCTGCTTAGCGTCGGCTAAACTCAAGTAGTCTGTGGCTACATTTGCAAAGGCTGTGTATCTTCTTGATTTAAACATTATTCTGCGTCTAGTTCTGTCTCTGGGTTAGTCGGTTTCTTTTTGGTCTTAGGTGCAGCTACAACTTCAACAGCCCCAGCTTCAAGTAATAACTCGGCTTGCTTAGTTTCAATTTCTACAACCTCCCCCAAGTTATAACTTAGGTTAAATTGCCCTGTCGGATTAATCAAAAATTTTACTAACATTTGGCCCGAGGGGGGTACAGTCAAGACCCCCCGCAGCACTCGGACTTTTACGCCCCCGAGCGGGCTAGTTGTTAAGCTACGATATCTTTACAAACCGCAAACGCAGTAGGCTGCAACAAATTGCAATCCATGTAAGCGTTAAGCACAACGTTAGTTAAGCCAGCAGTAGCACCAGAATAAGGATCAACTGTTAACTCCATTCCGCCGAAACTCGCAATAGCCATCTTGCTGAAGTCTCCGAAGATCATTGCAGACAAAGTGCTAGAAGTTCCTTTGCTCAAGTTACTAGGAACCAAAGTTGTTGTTGCAACATTGTAACCGTTCAACTCAGTGCCACCAGAAGGCCAGATAAAGTTACCTTCTACGCCTGATGCTTGACGGGCAGTAGTTTGCAATTTAGCCTTAACCAATGGGTTAGTCAAGTAAGCAACACCGTTTCCGTTAGCGTTCTCGACTGCTTTCATCAAGTTAACAACATCGGCCCAAACTGGAGCGATTCCGTTAGCGTTGGTAGAGTTAGAAGTTGCACCACCTGCAAAAGTTACGTTAACGTTAGCGTTTGCAATAATACCAGTAGGCTCGTTAGAACCACCGCCTTTAATAGCAGCAGTTTCCAAAGATTGGGCCATAGCATTAAGCAACCAATTTCTAACGTAAGCATCAATCGAGTTGCTAGATTGTAACATCAACTGGTTAGATACCTGAATATAGGCAGCCAAACGCTTAGGGCTAAAAGTGATTTTTGAGAAAGCGGGGCTCTTTTCAGTAGCTGTGCCGTTTTCAGTATTCCAACCTGCGCTAGGTACAGTGCTAGCAGTAGGCATATCCAAGTTGCCAACCAATCCGCTCAAACGTTGAACGCCCAAGTTAGCTAAAACTGTGCGAGGCAACAAAACGTCAATGATTGAACCTACAGAAGTTTGAACGTTAACGCCACCTTCAGAACCAGAAGTTCCGCCTGTTGCAGTCATGTCACGCTTAAATACCGCGGAAGGGATTTTAATAGAGTGCGCAGAAACGCTAACGCCTGAACGTTGGAACTCGTCGCCACCCATTGCACTAAATTCTCCTTCAACACCTTCACGGCGTCCAGTAACAGCCATTTCAATAGCGCGCTTAAAGCTGTAAGCGTCGGCCATTTTACCTTTTTCTACTTCTTCGCTACGGCTTGCGCTGTGGCCTGCGGCTTGAGCTGCAAGGTTTTGCAATTTTTCTAGGGTTTCAACCTCAGACTTAATCGCACCCAAACGGGCTTCGATTTCGCTTAAGCGGTTAGTTTCAGTGTCAGCCATAGAACGTGCTTCACGCTCGATGGTAGATTGTAGGGTAGACAATTCGCCTAGCAAACGTCCACGCTCTTCTTTTAGGGCTTTAATTTTATTCATGATTTTTTGTTTTTTTTAATAGTTTGTATATCTGGCTAATGCAAGTTTTAAAATATCCGCACTTACTTGGCTTTGTTTTGCGGCTTCAATTTCTAACTCTTGGTCTCTGGTTGCTGCAATGCTGCGAGCGTCCGCTTCTGTATCCTCGTAAGCGGGATAAGTTACAGGGCTCACGTCGTATAGATCCTCAATTATTGTAATTGAACGCTTGCCCATGCTGCCATACTTTTCGGACTCGCTCCAGTTCTGTGCTTTGATTGTAAATGCAAATGAGCTTTGAGTAATGTCGCCGCGCATAATAGAACGCACGACGCTCATGTGCGTAGGGTTCTCATAATCTGGAACCCAAGTATATTCTAAATTACCGTCGCCATTTACAAACACTCTGCAAGTATCTGCCTTTGTGCGGCCCAAAATTAAATCGGCTTCGTGATTAAACAAACAACGGATATCGTAATCCTTACTCAAAGCATTGTCAAACGCCCCGGCCATTATCACCTCTTCAAAGTATCCAAGATCAGTAACTGAATTAATAACGGCAGCGATGCCACCAATTTCTTTTGGCATGCCTTCGCCGTCTGCTCTGGTGTGGACGGTGCCCGTAAATGTGCGCCTTTCTTGTTT